CTCCGGAGAGTAAAGCCGTGAAGGTTTCTCATGTGCGAGAGCACACAACCCCCCACCCGCGCCACCCTGTTAAACAGGGTCACCCTGCAGTCGGCAGACTCTTCCGACATTGCGAGCATATACTTTCTAGCACACCTGCCCTCTAAAGGGCCCCGGAGGGACTCAAGTCCCCGGATGGCTGCACGCAAGGATTCACCCTTGCACGTGCCACCAACCTGGTGCTACGGCTAGAAACTCACTGCTCCTGCAGAGCCAGGATCAAGCCAAGGCGATCCTGCTTGGGGGGGAGAGGAAGTGCTGGCACTCTCTCCCTTCTACGGTAAGCCCGTGCTTTGCCACTTCAACAGTAACCTAGGTTAACTGTTAAGGGGGAGCAAGGAGAAAGGGAATCAGGAGGTCTAAACAGTGACTGCAAAAGAGAGGCTGGCCGAAGCCAGTCCCCCCATGCAATCTCACGCCTCGACGTGAGAAACTTGTGATCGTCAAGCCACAAGTTGTCGCGGGACTCGAAGACCTGAGCTCCGTAAAGCGAAAAGAAGTCAAAAACTTCTTTCGGCCAAACGAAAGCCCAGACAGCTCGTCCCCTGTTTAGTCTCCTGAAGGAAGGAGGACACGGCCGGCGTAACCGGAACGCGGCGCGATCGACAACAGCACGATAAGGTTTGACGACCTTACCGATCCAACGATCACGCACGTCACGGGCGACATCCTTTGACATGGAGTCGACTAGAGGATAAAGAGAGGCCTTCGGTGGTAAGCCGACGACCATCTCTACTGACCTCTTTACACCGGTCGTAATCAGAGGAGCCGGTCCGGACGCGCAGGCGCGTCTAAACCAGCTCTTCTTGGCCAAGACATGGAAAGTTCGCTTGGGAATTGACCCCACGTCAATGGGGCGGAGACTTATCTCGTGACGCATCAAACAATTCAAAACGTAAGACTGGGTCTCACGTCTGAACGACGATACACCACGAAGGACATCTCCGAGAAGCGAACCCTCCGTATCATTGGAGGGGCGGAGGAAAGAGAGGACAGCCTTAGGAACCATTTTCCGTTCCTTAAGAAGGTAGGTCCTAGAGTTAAGCTCTAGTACGCCTTCCGAAAAGCCTGTCTTCTCAACGTTGACCTCAAGTCCATATGAACTAGTCACATGGACCCAACGGTCAAAGAAGCTCCTGCAGCCAGCGAAGATGCAATCATCGCCGTTGATCCTGCAGATCCTTCCCTCTCTCCGTCCATACTCGGCATCGCAGGCGATGTCGAAGCATGCCTTATTCAAGAGGCACAAGATAGGGAAACTTACCAAGTTACCCATCATGGAACCCCTACGAATAGGGTGTTGATTCTCTTCCCCCCACGAAAGGGGACAAGAAGAATTAACAAACCGGAGATTGGTGAAGGAGTCCCTAAGGACTGCCCTCTCTTCCTCCGTGAGCTGGCTCGCGAGAGACAGCTCATGGACGATCACTTCAACAGCCCGGGCGTCGATCTTATCAGTAGCAGAGGAATAGTCCCCGCTGATCAAAGACTCACCTGGTCGTCTGTCGGCCACAACGGCTGAAAAGTGATCGGAGTTAACATCCCCACGGACTAGCCACTTGAAGGAAGACAAGTGGTTATAGAGGGCCTGATGCACAGGTGCAAGCACCCGCTTAACATCAGCACTCTGCATAGTCACCACGCGAACCTTCCCTTTCTGCTTGGCTGTAGCCAAACGAACCAGGGAACGATCCGCGGGTGAACTACCGTGTGGCACCGAGAGAGTCCCGCCGCTGGCGACTGGTCTCTCTAGGCATCCCTGCTGGTCAGGGATGTAAACTCCACCCCAGGTCTGCTCAGGCAGACCTTCACACTCCTTCCGAGCGGCCTGGAGCCGCTCCCCCCACCCTGAGCTCAACTCTCGCACAGCAAGCCGAAGCTTGTCAAGCCGATCAGTACGATGACCTGAGTCATCGAACGGAACGGATGCGAAAGCAGCCCAGGATTCCTTGGCGGCTCTCCCCGCAACCTTATCGCAAGCAGAACAAGGAACATCAAAGATTCTCTTACAGCTCCGAAGAACTGACAAGAGTCTCAATGAAGACCTATATCTGCGACGCTTCTTGCCCGAAGGAAGAAGTGACGACAGTTGCGGGACGAGAGAGTCCCACTTAGACCGAACGGAAAAGCAATCACTACCAGTAACAACTGGCACGTCACCTAAGAGTCGAAACTCTAAGAAGATGACAGTGAGAGCCTTCCGTAAGGCCCCTGAAATGGGCCCTGCTGCAGTGCAGCGGGCTGGTTTTTCTCGACGGATTCGCGCGGGGCGCGAAACGGGGGAGAAGTCCATTTTAGACTGAGAAGGTTTTAAACCTTCCAGATGGGCGGCATTTAAAGGTG